AGGGTACGCCCTATTTAAATCATATTTTGAACCAGTGTTAAGTAAACCAGACTTTGCTGTTTTAAGAGATATTTTTAGGGATAATGATCTCGGTCCTTCATATTATACACCAGCATCAAACGGTGCTCCAAGAATGAAGCCGTTTAATTGGTTCTCTCTTACGAATCAATTAGGATTAGGTTCAAACGGTACTTATGATTATACGACGGTAGGAACCACTAGTGATACTGCTCATGGTTGTCATGTTGCTGGGACAGTCGCAGGTAATACAAAAGGTTGGGCAAGAGATGCAAATATTTACAACATAGAATTTTATTATGCTGATGCGGTTAACCAAGTTGTTAATAGTTCTCCTCTTACTCCTTCAACACTTTGGGATTATATTCGTGAATGGCATAATACAAAGCCAATTAATCCAGTAACAGGAAAAAGAAATCCTACAATATCTAATCACAGTTATGGTGGTACATATACAAAAGATTCATTAATTACAAATGGAAGTTATGATAGTTTAGGAGCAATGAATTTTAGAAGTACTTTATTTAATGCCTATGGAGATTTTGGTCGAGGCTTAACCGATGCTGAATTGGAAGCAAGAGGAGTTAATGTACCAGCAAATGGAAATTGGAAAATAAGTTCATACTCAACAAGTTTACAATCTGATATAGAAGATGCAATTGATGATGGAATTATGGTATGCATATCATCAGGAAATCATTATCAAAAGAGTACAATAACAGGTGACCAAGATTTTGGTAATATTGCTTATTTAGAAACAGGCGGGACTTTCACGGCAACTTTCTATACTCATCGTGGAGATTCAACTGCTTCAGCTGATAATAGAGCGTTAGTTGTAGGAAACCTTTACGACGAAAGCGATGATAAAAAATCTCCTTCATCTGTTTGTGGAAATATAGTTGATATTCATGCAGCAGGTTCAGGTATTGTAAGTTCAGTATATGGAACAGGTAATGTACAGGATAGCAGAAACAATAGTTTTTATTTTTCAAAGTATTCAGGAACAAGTATGGCGTCTCCTCAAGTATCAGGAGTACTTGCTTTACTTGCAGAGAGTAATCCTAGTTTAACACAAGCAGATGCAAATGATTGGTTAAACAAAAATGGAACTGACGATCTTATGCAAGATACAGGAACTGATGATTGTACTGACTTTGAAAGTTTACAAGGAGCAGCAAATAAAATTTTAAGGTGGATAAACCAAAGACCTGAAACAGGTAATAGTTTTCCAAAAATTAATACAAAGGCACGACCTAACTCAGGAAGATCTTGGCCTAGACCAAGAATAAGAGTTAGAGGTTAGAAACCAGTAATAAATAAACAAATAATATAGAAGAGCGATAGTAACATTATGGCAGAAATCCTAACAAACAATTTTAAAAGCGATGTAAATAAAATTTTTATCGCTGACGCAAAAGCGAACGACAATTATTATATGTTTGTTTCGAGCATTGGAACATTCAACCCAGTCGACTCTGCCGTTTCGCAAAATGAGTTCTTAGAGAATACACTTTTCGCAAAACGAATTGATAATGCAGATATCAATTTTATGATAAAGTATTATCCTTGGCAAAGAGGTGTAGTATATACACAATATGATGATACTGTTGATTTAGCTGGAACAAACTTTTATGCAGTTGTTGGACCTAACGATAATGACACGGGCGATTATCGAGTTTATAAATGTTTAAATAATGGCTCAGGTGCAACCGCAGAATCTCCACCAACTTTTGATACTGCTAACTTAAATCAAATATATGAAACTGCAGACGGTTATACATGGAAGTACATGTATCGTTTAACAACATTACAGTTTGAAGGTTATAACGCTTTAGGTTATATTCCAATTGACCCAGCAGCAGTCATTGAACCAAATTCAGTTTATGGTGGTGGTATTTCTGATATACAAGTTGTGAATCCAATTGCTAACCAAGGTTATCAAATTAAGTTTGGAGTTATGGATTATATCTTCGGTCGAGTAGGTGGTGTTAATAATCACGGTGAAGTTTCAGTTAGTTTAGATCCTGTAAATAATGATTTTTCTTCAATTGACAACTATTATGTTGGTCAATATCTTTATATTACAAACCCAAGCTCAAGTGTTACGAATTTATTTAAAATAGATTATTATAAATTTAATACTTCTTCTGGTAAAGCAGAAATAAGAGTAGGACCTGAACTTTCAAATCCAAATAGAGGAAATGTTGAAGGTGCAACTCAAGCTGACCCAGTTGTTATTACATCAACAGGTCATAATCTTGTAGCAAGACAACCTATACGTTTTAGAAACGTTGGCGGTATGGTAGAATTAAATGATGATGACGGTGACGGAAATCCAGTTTATTATGTTGTACCAATCGACGAAGATACGTTTTCTCTTAGGACAAATACTTCACTATCAGAAAACTTGGACGGTACCGCGTTTACTGCATTTACATCAGGAGGAACTTGGGAAGCTGATAAAGATTTAGTCACTGCAGGAGTTAAAGTAAATGGTCCTGCTAATATTATTCCTAGAATTGATATTAAAGGAGATGGTCTCGGAGCTGTAGCAATACCTAATTTAAATGACGATACAATAGAATCAGTCACTGTATTAAATAAAGGTTCAGGATATACAAATGTAACTGCTAGTGTTGTTGACCCTATAGTCGACTTTAATCCTGATGACCCAACAACGACAGATGTAAGATGTGTGATAAAACCAGTCATTGAACCTAAAGGTGGACACGGATATAATTTAATTGATGAACTCAAATGTAAACATTTTGGAATGTATGCATATATTACTGCAGAAGATAATACAAAGATAGGTGATGTAAATACCTATGGATCTTTAGGTATTGTAAGAACTCCGTCCTTTAGGGATGTTGGTGCAGGTACATGGAGAAGCGGACAGGCAAATACAGCAGTTATACCTGATGTGTTTGATAATAGGATAGCGGTCACAACAGATGATTATGGAAGCCTAACAGCAAATAGTATCGTAACACAAGTTGATGGAAGTAACGAAATTACATTTACTGCCCAAGTACATGAAATTGATGATACATCAAATACTATTTTCTTAGCAGAATATATGGGTCCTAATCAAAATAATCTCTTAGTTGGGAATGGAGATACATCATTTAACCCTAATCTTCAAATTGTCTCAGATACAGGTCAGAGAATCACAATAAATAATCCAGTAGCAGATAATATTGTATACTCAGATTATATACAAAGAACGGGTGAAGTATACTTCATGGAAGATTTCTTCCCATTAGCAAGAACCGACTTATCAAGAGAAGAATTTAAGTTTGTATTGGAATTTTAAGGAACATAAGCAAAGATGCCTATTAATAAAAATTTAAACATTGCTCCATACTTCGATGACTACGATGTTGAGAAGCAATTTTACAGAGTCATGTTCAAACCTGGGTATGCTATTCAGGCAAGAGAGCTTACTCAATTACAAACTATTCTCCAGGGTCAGGTCGAGGCATTTGGCGATAACATATTTAAAGAAGGTTCAATTGTAAAGGGATGTAACTTTACTGAACTCGACGATCTTCAGTTTGTAAAAGTAAATGACGGTCCTACAGGATTTAATGCAGAGGCATACATTAGTGGACCTGCAGTAGAAAGTATTCAAGGTCAAGATGTTGAACTTGATTATGTTTATGAAGTTGTTGGACAAACAACTGGATTAAGAGCAGAAATTGTTCAGGCTTCAATAGGTTTCCAAACAAGACCACCAGATTTAAATACATTTTATATTAACTACTTAAATACAACTTCATTAGCAACTCAATTCCAAGCTGGTGAAAACCTTGTTATTAATCGACACAAATATTTAAGAGGAACAACAACAGGTACTTTAACAAGTGAAGCTGTTATTACTTCAGGACTTGCAGTAAGTGCAGGTGTATCAACACCACATGTTGGTAAGTCTTTCGGTATTGAATCTGCTCCTGGTATTATATTCCAAAAAGGTAATTTTATATTCGTTTCAGAACAAAGAATCGTTGTTGAGAAATATAATAACTTACCTGATGGAAAGTCTGTTGGTTATCAAGTAGATGAATCTTTAGTTAATGCGTTACAAGATGCAAGTCTTTATGATAATGCAAACGGTTCTAAAAATGAAAATGCTCCAGGCGCCGACAGATTAAAATTAGTACCAAGATTGGTTGTTATAGAAACCGCCACAAAAACTTCAGACTTCTTTACGTTAGTTCGTTATCAAAATGGTAATGCAATTACTGTTCGTGACGTTTCACAATACAATGTATTAGGTGAAGAACTTGCTCGAAGAACATATGAAGAATCAGGAAACTATGTTTTAGAACAATTCCCATTAAGCACGGATGATCGTATTCCAGCAGGTGAAGCAAATACACAGGTTCAAGTTGTCATTGGACCAGGAACCGCATATGTAAAAGGTTATCGAGTAGAGAATTCTGCTGACCGAGCATTTACTGTTGACCAAATTACAGGCACAGAAGAAATTACAAACCAAAATGTTTCAATGGAATATGGAAACTATTTTGAAGTAACAGGTGGAGATGGTGGTTCAGGGTGGAATGGAAGATTAGATATTGATATATCAGACCCACCAGCAATTGCACAAACTTCAGCAGCAGCAACAGTAGGTAGTATCACAATACATAATATTACTCCTACTCGAGTATATGCTCATTCATCTGTATACACGGGTGCTGTAGCAATTACTGATATGGATAGAATTAATGATGGGAATGGTTATGTACAACTTCAACCTACATCAAGCGGTGCACCATTAATTAAAGAAACAAATAAAAAGGCACTTGTATTTGACACAGGTGTAAATGGTTTATTTGGAACAAACAATACATTAGTTCCTGTAAGGGCTCAAGTGGCTGCTACGCATACAAACGGAACAATTACTTTAACTGCTAACCCAGGTGAAGATTTTAATTGTCTTAACGATGATATGTTAGTTGTTGATAGTACTTCAGTTCAGCAACCTATCACAAGTTATTCAACATCACTAAATAATTCTCAGCTTGATATTCAAATTTCTAGTGGATCTGCTACTAACGTAACAGTTTATTATAATAAGAGATTAATTGGTTCGTCAGACGGAATTGACCCATATAACAAAGTTGTAAGAAGTCCTTATATTAAATTCAATTATGCAGGTGGAACAACCAAGTATAGTTTAGGATTCCCTGATGTCTTCGATATTATTAGTATCGTTGATTCTACGGGCGAAGATTATTCAAATAGCTTTAGATTAAAACCAAATCAAAAAGATACATATTACGATATATCTTATTTAGAATATATTGAAGGAAGACCTGAACCAACAGGACAAATGACAGTTCAGTTAAAAGTATTTGAAGTAAATACCTCAACTGGTGAATACTTCTTTACAATTAACAGTTATCCTAATTCATTAGAAGGTTGGGAAATTCCTTCTTATGTATCTTCTTCAGGAACTGTTTATAATTTAAGAGATTGCTTTGACTTCAGAGCTTACAACGCAAAAGATACAAATGCAGATTATAATAATGTATCTGCAGGTTCAGCACCTGTTATAACAGCAACAGTTGGAACTTATGGAATAGATTTTTCAACTTACGGTGCACCTTTAATTCCCGCAGCTCAACAATCTTTACAAACAGATTTAGAATATTACTTAACAAGAATAGATACGCTTGCTTGCGATTCATACGGAAATATTAGTTTAATCAAAGGTGAAGAAGATAGAAATGCAGTTCCACCAAGATTAGGAACAGACAAGCTTGCGATTGCACATGTTGAAATTCCAACATACCCTGCACTATCTAAGAAACAAGCTGAGGTTCTTCGTAAGTCTGATTACGCAATACGACCAAGAGCAACTGGTATTAAAGCTTACACAATGAAAGATATGCACAATCTTGAGAAGAAGATTGATAATATGGCATATTATATTTCATTAAACCAATTGGAATCTGAAACTTCAAATTTAGTTATCAGAGACGAACAAGGTTTAAATAGATTTAAGAACGGATTTATTGTTGACCCATTTAATGATTTAACATTATCTGAAATAACGCATCCACAATTTAATGCTGCAGTACCATTTAATCAAAAGATTTTAACTCCGTCACTAAAAACATTCGCATTAGATTTAGTCTATGATTCTTCAACAGGTTCTTCTATATTCCCGAACTCTGATGAAGGACAGGCAGCAACAGTTGGAAGAAATTCTAATGTTTCTATTATTTCACAACCTTACGCTTCTAATTTTAGAAACTGTGTTTCTAATTTTTACAAGTATGTCGGTGATGGAATTATATCTCCACCTTATGATGCTGCTTACGACACAACAGTTAACCCTGCTTCTATTGATATTGATTTAACTACTCCTTTCCAAGAGTTTGTTGATAGTATTCAATCGTTCTTGCCTATGACTGACACATCGGTGTCAACAGTATTTGAAAGAGACCCAGGTCGACGAGGCCGTCGTGGTGCAGGTACACAAACTCAAACAATCACTACAAGAACAAGTGAAATTGTAATTGATAACAGTACAACAACAGAACAGTTTGTTGGAGAATTTGTTTCTGACTTTAGATTCCAACCGTTTATGGCGGCAAGAGATATTAAAGTGTATATGTCAGGATTAAGACCTAACCAAAGACATTACTTCTTCTTTGATGGAATTGATGTAAATGCTCATGTTATGCCAGGTTCAATTACTGCCGATTCTGTAGGAGATGTTCAAAGATTTGGTGAAAAAGGTGCCGCAGTATCAACAGATGCAAATGGTGTATTGAGAGCGGTCTTTGCCTTACCACCTGAAACATTCTATGTAGGTGATAGAGTATTAGAAATTGTCGACGTGAATCAATATGAAAGTATTGATTCTGGTTCAACCTCAAAAGGATTCGTTACTTACCGTGCATACAACTTCAGTGTTGAAAAGACAAGTTTAACAACATCTACAAGAGCACCAAACTTTGATGTAAATACAACAACGTCAGTACGAAATGTTGCTCGACGTATTCGAGGTCGTGATCCACTTGCACAAACATTCTTTGTTAAGAAAGGTATGGGACAAGGTTCAAATTCAGTTTACTTATCTGATGTTGATATTTACTTTAAACGTAAGCCTTCTCAAACTGCAGCAGGTTCAAACGCAAATGCTGCATTGAATGGTGTTAGTGTTCAAATCCGAGAAGTAGTAAACGGTTATCCAACAAATCAAATTTTACCTTTCGCAAATGTTCATAAGTTACCTGCTTCGGTATTTACTTCTGAAGATGCTTCAGTAGCAACCAAGTTTACATTTGATGCACCAGTTAGATTAGATATTGAAAAAGAATACGCAATTGTGATTCAGCCTGATGCATCAGATCCAAATTACTTAGTATATACTTCTAAGGTTGGTGGTACTGATTTAACTCCAGGTGATACACAAGGTTCTGCGATTGTTCAGGATTGGGGTGACGGTGTTCTATTTACTTCAACAAATAACTCTGCTTGGAAATCTTATCAAGATGAAGATATTAAGTTTACTGTAAATAGACATAACTTTAATTCTTCGTCAGGTACTGTAAAATTAACAAATAACAAAAACGAATTCTTTACAGTAAATAATATCACCGGAAGATTTACAGCAGGTGAAACAATTTATCAAGCAAAAGGAACAAGTGCAACAGTTGGATTAACAAATAATAGTAAAACAGTTACAGGTACTGCCTTATCAAGTGTATACAATGAAGGTGACTTCATGATGATTGAAGGTGGTAATCCAGTTGTGAAAGGATTATATAAAGTTGTCACAATTGTAAATGCTGATACATTAACTCTTGATAGACCTTGGCCAATTACAACAGGTTCAGCAAATGCAACTCCTGTCGTAACTGGTGATTTGTGTTTCTATGATTTAAGAAATCCTTTTGAAATGCATTTGGAAAATTCATCTATAAGTTCAGCAAGAGTATTTACGTTAAGTGATCCTGCTGATAATACTACAGCAATTTATGGTATTGATAGTGGTTCATCTGCAGATATTGCATCAATTGATAATATCAACTTAAGTTATATTCAACCAATGATTATGCAAGCATCCGATGATGTTTCAAAGACTACATTAAGCGGAGAGTTTGTATCTCCTTCTAATGTAAATACATCATACACAATGCCGATGAAGTTTAATGATAATAATCACTTCAGTAAAAATGGTGTTGTAATATACAGTATGTCTAATGATCCTTCAAGAACAAAAGTATTTAATATAAATGTCGGTCTTGAAAATGGAAGTAATGTAACTTCTACACCTTTTGTTGATATTGAAGCATCTAAGCTAATTGCATATCAACACAAGATTACTAACAGTGCTGATACGACGGCAAAATATATTAGTAAGACGATTGAGTTATCTGAAGATCTTGATGCTGAAGATTTCAATTTAATTCTTACAGCTTATCGACCAACAGGAACAGATATTAAAGTTTATATTAAAGCTCAGAATGCTTATGATAATGATGAGTTTGATAACTTAGGATGGACTGAGTTAGAATTATTTGAAGGTGTAGGTACTTATTCAACAATTACAAACTTACAAGATTACAGAGAACTTAAATTTAGAATTAATAAAACAAATAAAACTGGAGGCCTTGCTGCTAATCCGTTTACTTATACTTCACAGGGTGGTGTATTTGAAGGATTTAAGAGATTCCAAATTCGTATAGATTTATTATCTCCTAACATTCATAATGCCCCAACATTAAAGGACTATCGCGGAATTGCGTTGACATAATATGGATAATTTAAATAGAGATAAGACTGGTGCTGTATTAAATACCGACGCAGCTGCGCTGAATAAATATAAGGTAGAAAGGAATTTGTATCGTAAAGTCGATAGAATTCAACAGGACTTATGCGATATCAAAAAAAGCATAGTTGATATTTACGAAAGAATAGAAAAACTGGAAGAAAGATAAGATGGCTCGTAATATAGGCACAATTAATACAACACAAACCTTTCAGAATTGGTTTAATAAGACTAATGATCTTGTTGAAGAATTACGAGATAACATTATTACGGCCTCTTCAGGTGGAGATACCACAACAGGGGATGCAACTTTAGTCGGTGATTTTACATCTACTAATTTAATCGCAAGTACTTTACTATCATCCGACCAAATAAGTTCTTCTTCGGGTGGTGTAATTAATTTCCAAGATCCAATACAAATTACAGGTACATCTGCTACAACTGCTACTTTCCTTTTCGCAGGAACTGGTGGTCAGACAAGATATACAGACGGAAGTTTATCTTGGGACGTTGGATTAGAAAGTTCAAATCCTGGTCATTTTATTATTGACACAGGAACAGGTCAATCTAAATTTGAATTATCAGTCGCAGGTACTTTAACAGTTCCTAACTTAATTGTTACTGATGTTATTTCTGCGAATACAATTTCATTAGGTGGTGGCGGTTCAGGTTTAAATTCTGATGACATTGAAGAAGGAACATTAAACTTATACTATACAGATGCAAGAGCAAGAGCAGCCTTTACAGGTGGAGATGGTATTGCCATTTCTTCAGGTGGAGTAATATCATTTGACGGAGCTGGTAAACTTACTTCTTATGAAGGTGATTCATATATTTTAGCAGGTTCTGTTGATGTTGGTGATAAGGCATACCTCGCAGGTAAGCAAACTGCTGGGTCTCCAGTTGGAATATTAAAAACTGAAACAGCAAGTACTGATAAAGAAGTACTACTTTGGAATGCTGGCGGAATTGATGTTAACGGTTATGGTAGATTTACCGATGACCTAAGAGTTACAAATGCCAATCTTGTTTTAAGAGATGGGTCAAATGTAATACAGGCATATATCACTTCAGAAGGTGATGCACACTTTACAGGTGACGTAACAACATTTGGCTCTGCATCAGACGAAAGATTAAAAGAAAATATTACTCCTTATGCTAAAGGTTTAGCTGAAGTAGAAAATATTAATACGTTCACATTTAATTATAAGGACAGACCTGAGGATATACTTCCGGGTGTTATTGCTCAGGAAATAGAACAGATTTTACCAGAAGTGGTTTATGATATTAAAATGGAGGATGATACTTACAAAGCAGTGAGATATCAGCAGATTGTGCCAGTACTCGTTAACGCAATCAAAGAATTGAGTGAAAAGGTAAAAGATTTAGAAAACCGTCTAAATAACGACGGATAATTTGAGTTTGGTCTTATAAATAATAAGTAATACCAAAAGGAAACAGTAAATGGCAAAAATTTCAGAATTACCTCCGATTACCGGTGCCAATACCAGGCCTGAAGACCTGTTCGTAATCGTCAACCTTGTTCAAGGAGACGACGGCACAAGTAATATAACTAGGAAGGAATTAGTTGAAGCAATTCAATACGAAATCTTTTCTAGAATAAACATCACTGGTGGAACAATCTCCGGTGTGGTTATGTCTGACTCACGATTAAATAACGTTGAGATAGATAATTCTGAAATTGAAGATACCGATTTTATTCGCGGTTCAATTGATGATACCGTAATCACAAACAGTACTGCCAATAATATTACAATGACTTACAGTAGTTTCCAATTTGGAACACTACTTGACTCAACTGCCAACAACATTACAATTACACAATCTGACTTTTCTGATGGTACAGGTAATAATAACGTATTCACAAATACTACACTACGTGATGGTAGTGCTAATAATTTTGTTATTACAGACTCAACTGCCAACAACATTATTATTACGAATTCAGAACTTAATGACAGTACAGCAAATAATGTTGCGATTACAGATTCAACAGTAAATAACACAATCATAACAAGTTCTGAGTTTAATGACGGAACTGCTAACAACGTAGCAATTACTCAATCTGATTTTTCTGACGGAACAATTAACGACACAGTTATTGAAACTTCCGAGTTTAATAATGGTACGATGGATACAGTTACTGGTATTAATTTAGATATCAGCAACTCTGCATATGCTAACGGAACTGTTTCTGATTCTATATTAACAGATAATACTATCCTTAACGGTACAGCAAATAATATTGCGATTACAGATTCAACCGCTAATAATACTATTATAACAAATTCTGAATTTAATGATGGCACAGGCAACAATGTCACATTAACTAATTCAACAATTGATGATTCACTATTCAGTGATGGTACTATTTCTAATACCTCATTCACAGGTACAATGGATAGTGTTGTCGCAACCAACATGCAAATCAGAAGTTCAACTGCTGATGGTTTAGGTGCAAACAATTCAACGTTTGAAAATGGTGGAATATCAGGTTCAACCTTTGACGGTGGCGTAATTAATAAATCCAATCTTGTCGACTTCGACATGGATATTAATACAGAATTTGAAGCACCAATGGATGATGAATCCTATTTTGCTATTCGTAACGAAAAGACAGGTAATACAGAACAAATTAACTTCGGTCAACTATTCGACGAAGTATCTAAGAAAACAGCACAGGCATTAAAGGTCCACGTTGATGCAGGTTCAGGTAATGATGATAACCCAGGTACTCAATTACAACCTGTTAGAACATTAGAAAAAGCATTTGAACTTTGTTTAGAAAAAGCAGGTGGCGAATTAAATCGTAACGCAATTAATAACTCTGTTCATATTTCAGTTGGACCAGGAACATATTATACAAAAGGTAATCTGCAGTTACCTGATGACTGTTCAATTACTTCCACATCAGGACAGTATGCGACGGTCATCGAATTAGAAAAAGGTTATGAAAATAATAATGGTATTCTTGTAGGTTCTGGTTGTTATGCTCAAGGATTTGCATATCAGAATTTCCAAGTTGATAACTTTGATTTCCCAGAAGGCGGATTCGCGGTTGCGTATCGTCCTGGTGCTAAGTTATTGCGTTCACCGTACTTAAGAGATAGTTCACAGTTATCAAACTTCTTACGTGCTGATGTTGAACCACCTTTGAATCCTTACAACTCAAAAGGTACTCTTGCTGACTTAGGTAGAGAATTTACTTTAACTAGTATTTCAGATCCTACCAAGTTTGCGATTGATGATGAAATTATATTCTCATCAGGTGCTATCGGTTATGTATCTTATATTTCTGAAATTGCTTCAGATAGTAAAATTCATGTAAGGAACTTAAAGAATAATCAAGGATTCTCTGTAGGAGATACAATTACTGCTGAATCTGGTGGTACTGCTGTTATTCAAGAAATTGGAATTGACGACTTCCCTAACAGAGAGGTTGGTCGAGGCGGTGGTTGTGTACTTGCTGACAGACGTGTACTTGATACTGATTCACTATATACATATGTATTATGTTTTGGTTTCACGCCTCGTTCACAGAACGGTATCGGTTATGTAGCAAGAGACGGTGCTGGTGTTAACGGTATTGGTTCATTGTCCATCTTTGTTCGTTGTGCATTCTATGCTCTGAACGGAGGTCAGATGACGCTGAACAACTCAGGTACTCAGTTCGGTGATATCTCAATGCGAGCAAAAGGAACTACAAACTTCTTTGCTCCAAAATCAACAACAGCAACAATTATTGGTAATACTGCATTCGCTGATACAATTGATTCTAATAAAGATGATATTATTGATGATATGGTTAGTTACTTAACAGCCAATACAGCAAATGGTGGATTAGGATATAAGCAATACGATTCAGAAAAATGCTTAAGAGATGCAGGTATTGTTCTTGATGGTACAGGATACGATGTTGCTCTTGATACAAATTATTGGGGTAGATTAGCAGGTATTACTTATAGGTCTCCAATCAGTTATGTTGTACCAGGTGAACAGCTTGAAGAAACAAAAGGTGCATTAGAATATTTAAGAGATAGAACAAAAGAAGTATTCGTTAATGCGAATTCAGAAATTAACACAAGAATTGAAACCTCCTTTGCTGAGCTTCTAAATGTCTTAGAATACGGTGAAGAGAATATGAATGGAATTGTATGGCAAGATACTTCAGTTCCTCGTACTGCTGCTAGAACATTAATACAAGACAACAAATCCTTTATTGCTGATGAGCTTATTGATTGGATTGAAAACAACGATGAGTTCTATGCGTACGATTCAGCAAAATGCCGTAGAGATGTACAAGATTATATTTTACCTGCCGTATCTAACGATATGCAATTTGACACAAACTATAATGCTGTCACTGCAGGTCGTGCTTATTATATGGCAACAGCAGCTAAAGTTGTTCAACAACAAAATAACGAAACTGTTGCTGCTTACAAGAGATTAAAGGACCAAGTAAATGAATTGATTGATGGGGATTCATATCTTGCATCTGAAAAATTGGATGAAGGATTTGAAGAAATTATTACTATCCTAGAAAATTCAGGAACTCAGTTTACACCTACTGCCGCTACTTATGACCCATCTACCGGTTTATCAGTTATCACACTCGGTACAGGTCATGGACTAACTAAAGGAAGAAAGGTTCTTCTTAAACAAAGTGGTCTAATCTTTACATGTGACAGAGATAATAATACAACAAGACATGCGTACCCAAGAGCTTCTGACCCAGCCAATGGTTCGCCTATTGAGGTTATCGGAGTTACTGATACCAAGATTGTAGTTAATGTTGGAAAATCCGATTTAATTGATACTCATACATTTGTTGAAGCATTACCAAATGCAGTATCTATATTAGGTTCAGCAATTACATGGAGTGATTCTTCAAGTATTCCTGCTGATAAGAGAAGTGCAAGACAACAATTACAATCCAATAGAGAATTCTTACAAGAACTAGTCTTAGGCTATATTGATGAAAATTACTTCAGATATAATTCTGATAAATGTAAGAGAGATATTGAAGATTATATTGTTCCTGCAGTTGAAAGAGATATTCTAACAGGAACAAACTATAATGCAATTCAAACAGGTATTGCATATCGTGCAGGTACTACACTTACTGATAATGTAATTAATGACCAATTAGTAGAAACAACTGGTGCTATCAATAATTTAAAATCTCAAGTATTAGCAACCATTACAGATAATGCATCTGACCATAGAGCGGCAGTTTCATTTGATAAAATGGTTGGAATATTAAACAGTGCGAATAAAACATATTCTACTACAACTGCTAATTATGACCCAGCAAGTGGTTTAACAACAATCACAATTGGTTCACACGATTTACAACCTGGTGATGAAGTAATCATTGCACCTGATAGTATGACATTCACATGTGCTTCTGACGGTAATGCAACACAACATACATACCCAACAACTACAATAACAAGTTTCACACCAACTAATGCAACATACGATCCTTCAACAGGAATCTTTACCGCAACTATTGGTACTCATAAATTACAAGCGGGTGACTTCATTGAGATTGCCCAAGATAGTATTGTATTTACATGCGACTCCGATAGCAATGTTACTGAACTTTCTGCACCACAACCACATCATCCTTTCTACAAGAAAAAGATTGCTTTAACATCAGTCACAGGTACAACTATTACTTGTAATGTAGGAATAGGTTCAGGCGGAGTACATACATTTGTATCAGCAGTCACAGGTGCAATTACAGGAGAAAGACAACATCCTGCATACAAGAAACCAGTTGTAGTTGCTGCAGTAACTCCAACAACATTTACAGTTAATGTTGGTCCATCATCTGATGTATCAGTTCATACATTTGTATCAGCAACTGCTAACAATATTAAAACTGCAAAATATATCTCGGCATATACACCAACAAACGCAACCTACGATCCGGCAACTGGAGATTTTGTTGCTACTATCGGACAACACAATTTGGTTGCTGGTGATTATGTAGAGATTAAACCAGAATCGGTTGTGTTTACTTGTGCTCAAGACGGAAATGCAACAGAACATGCTTATCCAGAATCTCACCATCCTGCATATAAGACACCTGTAAGAATCTTGTCGGTTACCTCTGATACAATATCAATGAATGTTGGAATAGGTGCTGGTGGGGTCCATACATTCGTTAGAGCAAATGTTGGAGCAATAGATTCTGATGCATTAGTATTTACTGACCCTGCATCACACGTTAAACATTATACACCAACTACTGCTACTTATGACCCAGCAACTGGAATATCAGTAGTGACTATTCCTGGGCATGATTTAACAACATCTGATTGGATTCAATTTGCTCCATACAGCTTTACATTTACTTGTTCTTTAGATAGTGATGCAACTGAACATTCATATCCAAGAAAAGGTGATGGTAATTATAATATGCCAATGGCAATCACAAATGTTGCTGGAGATGATATTACAGTTAATGTTGGAACAGGTTCTGGTGGAGCCCATACGTTTGTATCGGTGACAACAGATGCAGTAACTAAACTAAGTTATAATTCTCAAGGTCAATACGCAAGAGAACAATTACAAATTAACAGAGATTTCTTAGCTGCTGAAGTTAATGCATATCTTGATGATAACTACTTCATATTTGATGGAGAAAAATGTTCAAGAGATACAGGTTTAATTCTTGATGCAGTACGAAGAGATGTTGCATCAGGTTCAAATTATCATGCAGTATTCAATGGTCTATCATATAGATTAGGTGGAGCTGGTGCTCAATTGGTAGTTAACGAACAGTTAACAGAAACCGTTGCTGCGATTAATTTCTTAAAAACAAAAGCTGCGGCTCAGGCAGCAGTTACAGGAACTGCGTTAACAAGATCTGATGCTGCCTTTGCCGAAATTATTGATATTTTACAAAACACTGAAACCGCTGCTGATATATTAACATTTGGTACTAACTCTGTATCAGCAAATCATACAATCGCAAGACAGATATTACAATTAAACAAATCATTCTTACAAGCAGAAGTAACTGCCTATATCGCACAAACATTCCCATCGCTAACATACGATGTTGCTAAATGTGAAAGAGATACTGGTTACTTAACTGATGCTATCTCTTGGGATATTCAACACGGTTCAAATGCTGCAGCAGTTAACTTCGCAAGAATGTATTACGATAATGCAATCGCAGTATTACCTGAAGAACAAATTTTACCAACAGCAAAAACTTGGGAACATATCGCAAATGTTGCTTATGACATTGTAAGAAATATTGCAGTTACACCTACAACAGGAAATGCTGTTTCTCAGAATCAAACATTGTCCGATGCAGGAGTTGAAGTTGGGGAATCTGTAAGATCTGGAATTAATATTACAACTCAAGTTATTAGAGATAAGAATAGGGATCATTTACCTGCTTACGTTGAGCCTATCGTCGAAAGCGGAATGGAATCTGCTGTGAATGTACTTGATGGTATTACAGAAAATCTACAAGAAGCGGTTATTGATTACTTAAGACAAGAACATAACGGATTGCCTTATAGCAAAGCAAAATGTACAAGAGATGTTGGATTAATTGTTGATGCGGTATCAAGAGATATTGAATACGGCGGAAATGAAAATACTGTTGAAATCTTTGAGTATTACTTCAAGAGATTCCAAGGTGAATCTGCAGATTATGAACAGTTAAGATCCACTAATGTATTACCGATTGAAGTTAAAGGTCAATTTAAAACATTATCTGATTATAATGATACTGCTAATGTATCAGGTTTAAGAGAATCAATTAGTATCTTACCTTACGAACAACGCATTCCAACTAAATTGGCATTTGCACATTTAGCAGATGTTGCTGAAAAGATTGTTAAAGAAGTTGCTCATACACCAACAACAGGTAATTCACTAACCCAAGATACAACAGGTACACCTGCTGATGCTACAACAGGTACTTCTGTTCATGATTTAATTAATACTATTGCTGAGTTGGTTGATAATGTTAACATTGAAGATGCTGAAATGCCTACGGTTGTTAAAGCATCGTTTGACCCTAACAGAACATTAGCAAGAAAACAATTACAAAGAAACAGACAATTTATCATTGAAGAAGTGGATGGATATATTAAAGATCGTTGGTTTGCATTTGATGGAGATAAATGTAAGAGAGATATTGGTCTTATCTTAGATGCAGTTGCTAACGATGTATTAACAGGTGCTAACTTCAATGCAGTATTTAACGGACTTGCATATAGAATTGGTACGGTCGGTGCTGATGCAGTAGTTAACGAACAATTATCAGAAACAGTTAAAGCGGTTGAGTACGCAAGAGATATTACTGTTGCTGCTGTTACTGATGCAACAATGAAACAAAGAACATTGGATTCATTCAATGAAATCATTGATATCATGACGAACGGTTCAGGTAATGCCGATGTAATTGATTACACATCAGTATCACCAAGTTTCAACAGACTTAATGCAAGAAACCAATTACAAAATAACAAAGCATTCTTACAAGCTGAAATCACAGCTTGGCTTGCAGTAAATAGACCGTCACTAACATACGATGTTGCTAAATGTGAAAGAGATTTAGGATATCTAATTGATGCAGTTTCATTTGATGCTCAGTTTGGTGGAAACTTTGCTACAATCAATGATGCAAAACTTTACTTTGAAAATGCAGTATCAGTATTACCAGTTGACCAAAGACAACCTACAGCAGATGCATTTGCTCATATAGGTGATTGTGCTGAATTAATTTGTTTAGATACAGACATCGGCGGATTGAAATCTGTAGGTAATGCCGTAACTCAAGATATCACAGCAGGTTCAGCAGGAGCAGCAACAGCCGCTGAAGTGGAAGGATTATTCGATATCGTTGCCGGTTCAATTGAAAATAATACATTACTTATGAATCCTATTCAAGTAGGACCTGATGTAACTGCATACAATGCAACTAATAGCAATGCGGTTTCTGAAATCCTCGGTGTTAAGAAAACAGTTCAAGGTGGTGTAATAAGTCATCTATCTAAATTCTTTGAAATATTACCATACAATGAAACAAAATGTCGAAGAGATGTTGGTTATATTGTTGATGCAATTTCACATGACATTCAATACGGTGGAAATGCGGCAACAGTAAATACAGTTAATATGTATTTCACAAACGGCATTAATACAGGTTTACCAATTGAGCAAAGACAAAAAACAAAAGATGCATATTTACATATGTCAAAAATTATTGAACATGTTGTTGGTGGTAAATCAATTACAACAACTGAATTCCCAAGAACAGGGAAATTCTACACAGGTGATATTTTAACAAAATACGAATATTGGAATGGTATGAATTCATATCAAACATCAGAGTCTCAGGACTTTGCGGTACATGGTGCAAACCCTGATACTTGTATTGCTGCAAGACAACTTGCTGAAATAATTGCCAACGGTGTTGATGATGCAACAGAAGTTCGTAACACAATTCCTGAAAGAATTGATATTCAACAAACTTGGATGGGTACTAATTATATCACATCTAAAGAATTGGTTGAAAGACAGGCTGATAACTATTCAGAAGGTGTAATCAATTACTTATCTACAACATTCAACGGTTTAAGTTTCCCTGAAGCAAAATGTAGAAGGGATGTTGGGTATTTAATTGATGCGGTATCACATGACGTTCAGCATGATACAAACTATGCAACAAGAATTGCTGCCCAGATTTATTTTGAAAATGGACTATCTGTATTACCTGCAGATACAAGAACACAAACTGCTGACATTTATCAGTTCTTAGGAGATGCGGTCGAGCAAGTGGTCCAAGAAATTCCTGTAACGAATGCAAGTACATATACATTATTACAACAAGATGTTTCAGGTACCGCAGCAACAGCCGCTGAAGGAACAACAGTTCACGATTTAATTGGATATGTTGAAACATCAATTCGTGATAACGATCTTGATAAATTACCTGCTCTATCTTCAACCGCAACATGGCCTGCAGCTGAACTATCGGCCGCAGTGATTACAATTGATGATAATTCTGAAGAACTTGCATCTGATGTAACAGAATTTATTAATAATAACTTTAACGTATTGGATTATAATAAAGCAAAATGTAGAAGAGATACTGGTTACTTACTTGATGCATTCAGCTTCGACTTAAACTACGGTGGTAATACTGCTTCAAGATGGAATGCTGATTTCTACTTCTGGAATCAAATTTACAGATTGCCTGAAGACCAACGTATACCAACAGCAAGATCATATCGTCAGTTAGGTAGAATTTGTAAAGATATCGTAATAGGCGAATATCCAAAACAAAAAATACTTGGTGAGTTAGGAACAGAAATTGAAAGTAAGAAAGTAGAAAAACTTGCTAACATATTCTATAATACACAATTGTATAACGATACTAAATACTTACCAGTTAAGGAAGAACCAGATTACACATACAGTGTAGCAACATTCACTGATGCTCTAAATGTTATTGAGCAAAGGAAAAAGAATTTACAGAAAGATACCGTAAGATTCGTTAATGCTACTTACGACTTTATTGATATTAATTTAACAAGACGTGATGCAAGTAACTTATTAACTGCAGTAATGAATGACTTCAAATATGAAGATCTTCAAGTACCTGTTCCAAGTTATACAACAAACGGTAATCAGAATGCAGTAAGAACATTTACATCATCGTTATTTAACTATGACGGTACTCATGTATTCCCAGTATTTAATGCACCTATTCAAGGATTGAAATACAAAGGTTCAGTAAATGATGTTGCTGATTTAGGAAGTCTTACAGGAATGAAACCAAACTGGGCATATATTGTTGCGACTGATTATTCAACAAACTTCTATGCCGGTGATATATATTATTGGAATGGTATTCAGTTTGTAAATGCAGGACCAAATAATACTGACTTATTGGATGCATTTACAGGATCATGGGACAGAATGAGAACATATCTTGTGAATAACTTATCACCTGATGGAGATCACTCTGCAATGATTGAAGGTCTATTTAATGACTGTCTGAAAGACAATGTATTGAGACCTAATACATTAGTATTCGGATCATTGGTTGAATCCATTGCTCACCAGTTCAACGGTGCATCAGCAGGTGTTAACAGAAATGCTCTACCTCTGAACTTCAGAAACTTAGGTTCAGCTATATCAGCGATTGCTTCAGTACTAAATGAAGATGGTGGTAGAATACGATGGTCAGGTGCTGACGAATTGAACAACCAGTACTTCGCAAGAGGACTGAGAATTAACGGACGAACAGGTCGTATTGAAGGCCGACCATTTACCTCCTCTGTAAGAAAGCTCGCAAGACGTGCTTCGAACAGTAGGGCGGTAGTTTAACATAAGATAGGAATAAAATAAAATGCCAATTACAACTATACAAACTTCTCAAGCACCTGACGCAAAACCAGTTGCTAAGAACCTTGTCCTATCGACTAACTGGCAGGAAATCATAAATGTACCAAATTATGAAGTTCCTGAACTAGTATTCGGTGGGTCTACAACGGTTGAGCCAGGTGTAGGTGAAATTATCTCACCTTTAGTATTATGTAATACGACATCATCAACAGTAAGGTGTGATGTACAGGTATATCGTTATGATGAAAATGTTACTTATTACATTATTCGTAATTTACCAGTACCTGCATATGACACAATACCAATTCCTCTGAATGGACAATTTTTAAAGTCAGGTGATATACTTGAGGCGAAAGCTGATGCTGATTTAGCAATACATAGTACATTATCATTTACTTTAGGCCAATCAGAAGAAGACGATGTTGTTTAATACATATAAATATATTATTAATAAAACTGATTTTTAAGGAAATAAACTAGATGGCCAGCAGATTTGGAACATTATCAGGAAAAGCACAGGTAGTCGGACACGGCGTACCTCAAACTTTTCCGGTTCAGCTTGACCCAGTACCTTTTGAAGGTGCGGTAATTTATGCTGATAACGGGGAGTTAAGATACTCCGACGGTACTGCTTGGCTCCCTCTCGGTACAGGACCTCAAGGTACTCAAGGAACAACTGGTATTCAAGGAACACAAGGTGTTCAAGGTGATTACGGCCCAGGATTTACAATCATTGGTTCTATTGTAGGACCGGGCGACCAATCTAGTTTAAATACAGCATTCCCATCAGCAAACATCGGTGAAGGTGTAATTGACCAATCTGATGATACTCTATGGATTTACGATGGAACCAATTGGGTTAATATTGGTGGCTTCCGTGGAGTTCAAGGTTTCCAAGGCGTTCAAGGTACTCAAGGTGTTCAAGGAACAATAGGTAACGAAGGTATTCAAGGTGAAAGAGGATTCCGTGGTTTCCAAGGTGAACGCGGAGTTCAGGGTTTCCAAGGTGTTCAAGGTCTAATAGGTTTCCAAGGTATTCAAGGAAGACGTGGTCCACAGGGTGTTCAGGGTACGACGGGTATTCAGGGTGACTTAGGTATTCAAGGAACACAAGGACGTGCAGGTCCACAAGGTATTCAAGGCATAACGGGTATTCAAGGCGATGTAGGTTTACAAGGTTTCACAGGTTCATACGGTGGTGTATCATTTGAGTTTGATTTTGATACTGGAGTTATTGCTCAAAATCCAGGTCCAAACGAATTCGCAATTAATAATGCTGATGCAACTTTACCTACAGCTTTATTCATTAATGATGTTGCCAAGAATAGTGCTGACTTATCAGAATTATTTGCTTCTATTGATGCGGTCGTAGGATCTGTTAAAGGTATCATTCAAATTACAAACATTGCTGACAATCAAAAATTTGTCACATACGAAATTTCAAATATAAACGACAATACTGGTTGGCATACGCTCTTTATTAATCATATTGCCTCAACAGTAACTGTTGCCGAATTAACATCAAGCCCAGCTTGTATCATTTCATTTACAAGAGTTGGTGATACAGGTTCTCAAGGTATTCAAGGTATTAATGGTATCCAAGGTGATACTGGTATTCAAGGCTCAACAGGACCACAAGGTACTCAAGGTATTCAAGGACCACAAGGTACTCAAGGTATTACCGGAATTCAAGGTATTCAAGGACCACAGGGTGTTCAGGGTGAACAAGGACTCCAAGGTGTTCAAGGTAATGATGGTCTTCAAGGATATATCGGTTTCAGTGGTGGATTAACATTTGACTGGGATTATAATTCTTCAACGACTGAAGGGTTCCCAGGATTAAATCAATGGTTATTAAATAACGCAGATGTAACATCAGCGGATAAACTTTATATTGATGATCTTACAAATACAGGAAGAAGAGTAGATGGTTTATTTGACTTCTTGGATGGTTTAACATCTCAACCTAAAGGTCAAATTTTTGTAAGAACATATAAAGATACAAGTTCAGATGATTACGAATTCTTAATTTATAACTTTACAAACTGGACTTGGTCACCAACAGGTACAGGAGCAGATTGGGGTCATTTTGATATTACTTTCGTTGCTGCTTCTAATTTAGGTGGAACCGACGCAAGCCCAGGTTCAAGTTGGACGACAGGTGTTGTACCTACTTATGGTAATACAACTATCATCAACTTTATTCCTAACGGTCAACAAGGTATTCAAGGTTTACAAGGATCACAAGGTCTTCAAGGTGACTTTGGTCCACAAGGTACTCAAGGTGTTCAAGGACAGCAGGGTACGACAGGTATTCAAGGTCTTCAAGGTTTGCAGGGTATACAAGGCGAATCTATTCAGGGTACTCAAGGTATTCAAGGACCACAAGGACTCCAAGGTTTACAGGGTCTACAAGGATTACAAGGTCCTATAGGGACTACTGGTATTCAGGGTACACAAGGTACAACTGGTTTACAAGGTCTTCAAGGTTTACAAGGTGAACAAGGTCAATACGGTGGCTTAACGTGGATATGGAACTTCACAAATAATATTGTTGGAGGTACAGACCCAGGTACAAATAATTGGAAACTTAATAATGCTAACCCAGCAAGTGCTACATTAATTACACTTGATGATATTCCTGCTGACCAATATACACAAGAGATTGATGCTTTCTTAGATTTCATCGATGCGCAACCAGGTGCAGTTAAAGGTTATCTAAAAATACAAGAAGGTAATTACGAAGATGGAAATGGTCCTGCTGGTCACCATTGGATGGTTTATGAAATTACAGATTGGACTTGGGATTCTGGTGCTAAGAATTACGGTTTCTTTGATGTTAACTATGTTGACGGTAATGTATCAAGTTGGCAAACACAAGTTAACGCAGTTCACGGTCCTGCTACATTAATTACATTTATTCCAAGAGGTCCTGCTGGTATTCAAGGAGCAACAGGTCTTCAAGGGTTCCAAGGATTACAAGGTTTAATAGGTGCTGGTGTACAAGGTCCTCAAGGACTACAAGGTACATTAGGTTTACAAGGTGCTGAAGGTTCATTTGGTGGAATTACATTTGATTACACTTTTGACTCAAGTACTTTAAATAACGATCCTGGTGGTAACGGTTGGATTAAATTAAATAACGGTACTTATTCTTCAGCTACATCAATGTACATTGATGACAGAGATGATAACTTTATTGATATTCAACCTTTCTTAAGAACGATTGATGACTCTACAAGTCCTCTTAAAGGTCATTTCAAAATTACAAAGAAATCACAACCAGAGATATTTGTAATTTTCTCAATATCGGCTCTTGCAGAGTTAAGTGGATATTTCAATGTTACTTGTGCTTATGTAAGTGGTAATGGTACATTCGCTGACGGCGAAGATATTACAATTACATTCGCAAGAACTGGTGATGCAGGTGCAACAGGTGCAACTGGTCCACAGGGTGTTCAAGGCACAACAGGTATTCAAGGTTTACAAGGTTTACAAGGTCAAACTGGCGCGGGTGCTCAGGGTGCTACAGGCGGTCCTGGTATTCAAGGTCCCCAAGGTCCTCAAGGACTACAAGGTAATGATGGTAATATAGGGGCTCAGGGACCCCAAGGTGCTGTCGGACTTCAAGGTGACTTAGGTTTCCAAGGACCTGGCGGTTCTGGAGCACAGGGTGTTCAAGGTATTCAAGGTAATGACGGTGCTCAAGGTATCGCAGGTGCTGGAGGAATCGGAGGCCAAGGTGTTCAAGGTATTCAAGGACCTCAAGGTACAGACGGTGGAGACGGTACTCAAGGTGTTGCCGGTTTAGACGGTCAACCTGGACCTGCTGGTCCACAAGGTTTACAAGGTTCTGACGGTGCTGGGTCACAAGGTACTCAAGGTCCTGCTGGTCCACAAGGTTCTGACGGATTTGGATTCCAAGGTACTCAAGGCCCACAGGGTATTTCAGGTATTACAGGAGCAGGTACTCAAGGTTTCCAAGGACCACAAGGACCACAAGGTTTCCAAGGTATTCAAGGATTTGACGGAAATGGTATTCAAGGACCTGCTGGTTTCCAAGGTACTCAAGGTTTCCAAGGTGTTCCTGGGACAGGCGGTCAAGGAGCCCAGGGTGATACTGGTTTCCAAGGTATTCAAGGTTTAATTGGTATTCAAGGACAATCCGCACCTGGTACTCAAGGCTTACAAGGTGTTCAAGGTTTCCAAGGTGTTCAAGGACCTCCAGGAACAGGTGCTCCAGGTATTCAAGGACCTCAAGGTATTCAGGGTATTCAAGGTGGCCCAGGAGATCCGGGTGGAGAAGGTGTTCAGGGTACTCAAGGTGCTTCAGGTTATCAAGGTGTTCAAGGTAATGATGGAGCTGGAGAACAAGGCGCACAGGGTCCTATTGGCCCACAAGGTTTCCAAGGTCCGTCTGGTGACGGCGGTGGTCAAGGTACTCAAGGTATTATCGGTCCACAAGGTACTCAAGGTGAAGATGGAATACAGGGTCCTGTAGGTGCTGGTGCAGATGGTGCTCAAGGTCCTGCTGGTCCACAAGGTGAAGCTGGTCTTTCCGGAAGTGAAGGTGCTCAAGGTTCAACTGGTCCTGCTGGTCCACAAGGAATAACTGGTGATGAAGGTGACCAAGGACCTCTTGGTCCACAAGGTCCTGCTGGAGCGGGTGCTCAAGGTACAACAGGTTCTCCTGGTGCTCAAGGTGCAAATGGTTTCCAAGGTCCTCAAGGTCCGTTTGGTCCACAAGGTATTTCAGGTATTACAGGTTCTGGATTACAAGGTCTTCAGGGTATTCAAGGACCTATAGGTATATCTATTCAGGGTACACAGGGTCCATCAGGTAGTGCTGCTTCTGTAGATGTTGCTTCAATCCATACAACTGGATTACAAGGTACAGCAATGTTTGTCACAATGGTTCAAGGTGGCTCAGGTGCAAGACCTTTATATGGAACTACATCTCCAAACCCAGGCGGTCAACAAAACTTCTTCTATATCGCGGATGATGATGAATTAACTCTTGAGAACTTGAACATCGACGGTTCAGTAACACTGAACGGTTCAACAATTACAACATGGCCGTCAGGCGGTGGTGGTTCGTTCGATGGAACAGCTACAAACACAGTTTCATCTGGTAAGCTTGTATTCCAAGACGGCTCAAACGGTGGCGGCGGTTCGGCATACTTTGGAACAGGAGAAGATGTTCAGTTTTATGATAATGGAACTGCAATGTATATTGACTTTGACGCATCCCATGATTTATATATGCGTGAAGGTACAACCACAAGGTTTACATTTGATACAGGAACAGGTGATTTTACAGCAACAGGTAATGTCACAACAAACTCTGACGAAAGATTAAAAGAGAATATTAAAACAATAACACACGCCCTCGATGTAGTTGATAATTTGAGAGGTGTAACTTATAATAAGATTGACAATGACAGAAAGGAAATTGGTTTAATTGCACAGGAAGTTGAAGAATTCTTACCTGAGGTAGTAATTGATGGAGAATACAAATCAATCTCATACGGAAATATTACAGCTGTTCTGATTGAAGCAATCAAAGAACTTAAAGCTGAGATTGAACAACTGAAGAAATAATATATTATGGAGTATAATTTGCTCTAGATCATTTCAAAATTGATTAACAAAAAGGGCATTTTTATACAATGTCCTTTTTCATTTGAGTAGCCATATCTTATAAATAAGGTAATAATAGAAAAATTTAAAAAAGGTTTCATCACCATGGCATCAAGAGCTAACATATACATCGATAAAGGAATGGACTTCAGGACCGAGCTGAACCTGTTTAATGACCAGGGTGTCGAATATGAT